CCGAGTGCATCCCTATCTCCATCTATTAGTCCGTCACTCTCACCTTCGATCTCACCGTCACTAAGTCCGAGTTTTAGTCCATCAATCTCACCGAGTCCTAGTCCCTCTCAATCACCTAGCGCCAGCCTATCACCTAGCATTAGTCCTAGTTTAAGCCCTTCACTATCCCCATCACTTAGTCCGTCAATATCACCCAGTATTTCACCGTCCCCTTCACCTAGTATTAGTCCATTTTTCGCGATAACAGATTTTCGATATTTACCCTATAGGGCAAGACATCGAATGAGATAGTATAATAATATTATGAGACTTAGTTGTGTCATTCCTTCATTCAAAGACCCACTACTTCATAAAACCATTGACTCATTACTTGAAAATTCGCAGTTAGGTGATAACTTAGAAATTATTGTTGTTCTTGACGGGTATTGGAGTAGAGTAAAAGACGATAACCGAATCAGGGTAGTCCATTTAGGCAAAAACAGGGGTATGAGGGACGCTATCAATGCGGGAGTGTCGGTTTCACGGGGCGAATTTGTTATGCGTACTGACGAGCATTGTATGTTTGGGAAAGGTTATGACCGAATCTTAACCGATACTTGTAAAAACGACTGGATTGTAACCGCAAGACGATATTATTTAGACACTGATAAATGGGAAGTAATGGACTTACCCTATGTGGATTATGAGAAATTAGTTATTCAAACAGTCAAAGAGACTAAGAAGTTTACAGGTGTCCCTTGGGACGAAAGAAAAGAGGAAAGAAAAAACATCTTAATAGACGAAACAATGGCAATGCAGGGTTCGATGTGGGTAATGAGTAGGTTTTGGTGGGATAATGTAATTGGGGAGTTGCAGACGGAAGGCTATGGTCCGATGTATCAGGATTCACACGAAATGGTGTTTAAGACATGGCTTGCAGGAGGAAAGTTAATGGTCAACAAAAACACATGGTTTGCCCATAAGCACGTTAGTTTCCCCAGAACGCACAAATACGGCAATACCGATTTTACCCCTAATTTGAAATATGCCCATGATTTGTGGAGGCCGTACTATGAGGAAATCAAAAACAAGTGGCAATAAAATAAAGATTAAGAAAATGCCCAGTAAAAGGATACTGGAACAGTATTTGGAAAATGGTCCAGTAAAAGTCTATTTTGATATTGAGAAAGGGATATTTATAAAAGTAAGGTGAAACTTTCAATTATCATTCCTAGCGTTAATGACCCTTATTTACAAAACACGCTTGACGATATTAAACAACACGCAAAAAGTGATTACGAGATTATTGTGGTAAATGGAAGGAAAATAGGTATGCGGTCTGCAATCAATAAAGGTGTTGCGCAGTCTAAGGGAGAATATATTATCAAAACCGATGAGCATTGTATGTTTGATGAGGGATTTGATATTAAGTTATTATCGAAAATCAAGGATAATTGGATAGTTGTACCAAGGCGATATAATTTAGATGTAGAAAAATGGGTAATTTTTGATGAACCTCCAGTAGACTATGACCGCCTTGTTATAGACAAACTTGAAAAGATAGGTGGGGTACGTTGGCGACAACAGGCAAAAGAAAGAAAAAACCTACTAATTGATGAAACTATGGTTTTCCAAGGATCATGTTATTTAATGTCTAGAAAGCATTGGGACTGGCTTGGTGGGTTACGAACAGAAGGTTATGGAGAATTTGCACAGGAGGCAGTTGAGTTAGCCTTAAAAACATGGCTTGGCGGAGGAAAGGTTATGGTAAATAAAACGACATGGTATGCTCATAAACATAGGAAATTTAAGAGGATCGTTAATCCTTATGGTATTAATGAAGGTAATAAATACTCCCAAGATTATTGGTTAAATAACCGCTGGGAGAATCGCATCCATGACCTTGATTGGCTAATGAAAAGGTTTGGGTTATGAGAAATAGAAAAGAATTGGCCGAGTATTTTGCTAAATTAGATTTCAAAAAAGGAGCAGAAATAGGAGTATATCTAGGTTACTATTCCAGATTACTTTTGGATACTATCCCTGATTTGGAACTTTTATGTATAGACTCTTGGGAGAAAAATGAGGCTCGTAGAAGAGCTTATGAAACGGTAAAAGAGATTTTTGCAAATTATTCGGGAGCGAAAATAATCAAAGGCAAAAGTGTTGAAGTTGCCAAAACCATTTCAGATGGCTCTTTAGATTTTGTTTTCATTGACGCTAGTCATTACTATCAGGACGTTAAAGATGATTTAAACGCTTGGACTCCAAAAGTTAGAAATAGAGGAATTGTAGCAGGGCATGATTATTACGATTTCCCAAGTGGACGTGGTGGCGTGATTGAGGCTGTTAACGAGTATGTGAAGAAGTATAAACTCGATTTGAAATTGACGGATTGGGATAAAGATAATCCTTATCGGGATGACCGCCAGCCTTGCTGGTATTTCACAAAACCATGAAAGGAATTATTTATTATACTGATAATAGACTATCGCAATTAAGAGCAGACTGGATGTTGGAAGAATTGGTAAAAAAATACATTAGAAAATCTGGCTTGCCTATTGTAAGTTGCTCTTTAAAACCGATAGATTTCGGGAAAAATATTATAGTTAATTTAAACCCTTGTGCCGTAACGATGTTTGAAATGATACTTTTAGCATTAAAAGCTAGTGAATCTAAATATATATTCTTTTGTGAGCATGATGTACTTTATCATTTATCCCACTTTGAATTTACTCCTCCTACTGATGATACTTTTTACTATAATACTAATGTTTGGAGATGTCATCCGAGAAGGAATATCTGTGTTACTTATGCAGAAATGAGGTCACTTTCAGGAATATGCACGAATAGAGAACTGGCTATTGAACATTTTATTAAAAGACTGGCATATATAAAAAAGAATGGTTGGGAGAAAGATATCAGTAAAAATCCTAAGTGGGCTAGGGTAATGGGTTATGAACCAGGTAAAAGAACACAGATAGGCGGTTTTTCTGACGATAAGTCGGAAGCGTGGCAATCTGAACAACCGAATATAGATATTAGACACCGGCTAACCATGACTATCCCTAAACTTTCTTTAAATCAATTTAATCAACCGCCTGTTAATTGGCAGCAAGTAACCATAGATAAAATACCTTATTGGAATCTTAAAAAATTATTTCAATTATGAAAGATTTAGCAATACTGATACCTAGTAGAAATGAGATGTTTCTCGAGAATACCATCGAGGATATTCTGAAACATATCGAGGCTGATACCGAGATAATTGTTACCTTAGACGGCCAGTGGCCTGTAAAACCACTTCGCCAGTATGAAAGGGTAAATATAATCTACGTTAATAAATCTATCGGGCAAAGGAAAGCAACTAACTTAGCCTGCCGTTTATCTAAGGCTAAATATGTAATGAAACTTGATGCCCATTGTGCTTTTGACCAGGGTTTTGACAGAAAAATGATTGAAGCGTTTAAGAAAACAGGGGATAATATAACTATGGTAGGAATAATGCGTAACCTTTGGGCGTTTTCATGGAAATGCTACCACTGCGGTTGGAAAAAGTATCAGGGACCAACTCCTGATAAATGCGAGCAGTGTGGTAAAGGGGATAAGATTAGACGAAAAATGATGTGGATTGGTAAAGAACGTCCCCAAAGCACGTCATATTGTTTTGATAGCGAGCCGCACTTTCAATATTTTAACGAATGGACAAAAACACCCCAGTATAAAAAGCAACTGGAAACGGGGTTCACCGAAACAATGTCACTTCAGGGAAGTTGTTTCATGCTAACAAGAGAAAAGTATTGGGAGCTTGATATATGCGGTGAGAATATCGGCAGTTGGGGTAATCAAGGAATCGAGACTGCTTGTAAAACGTGGCTTTCGGGTGGACGGGTACTTGTTAATCACAATACATGGTATGCCCATATGTTTAGAACGCAAGGAAAAGATTTCGGGTTTCCATATGAACAAAAAGGTAATGAAGTGCAAAAAACAAAAGACAATGTAAAGGACTTATTTTGGAATAATAAATGGGATAAACAAGTTAAACCTTTGAGTTGGCTAATTGAAAAGTTTTGGCCGGTACCCAATTGGTCAGAAGATGATTTTAAAAAAATAAAGGAGGAAAATGGCAGTAATAGGTGATGTCACAGTTACAGGGTTTATTGTTGACCCAGTGGCAGACGGGGTAGTTGCGGCTAATAAATTCACCGCTCCTTCCACTTTTACCCCCAATAAAATACGGGTTGGATTTGGAGAGGCATTTGGAGTGGATGGCACTTTATATGCGGCTGTCTATAGTGATAATGCGGGTGTACCAGGCACTAAACTTTTTAACGGGTCAGTTGCTTATGCTGCTTTATTCACTGGTATAAAGGATATTACTGTTACTGGCACTGAACTTACCAATGCTACAGCCTACTGGCTCGCAACCTATTTTGATGCTAATGGGACTTTTAATATCGATATTGATGCCGCCGATAGTGCAAGTAACCAAAATGTTAAAAGCTGGACTGAAACTGTAGGCTCATGGACGAATGATCCGACATTGGGAACTGATTTAGCAACTGATCGGGATATAGCGATTGAAGCTAATGATACAACTGGTTCCGCATCACTCTCACCTTCAATTAGTCCATCAATCAGCCCTTCAATATCTCCTTCTCCATCACCCGAATGGATACAAGTTCAAGACCCCTCAACTACATGGGAAGAAGCGGATACAATTTCTTCTTCATGGGCAGAAGTAACAGAACCATCTAATACTTGGACTGAAGTAGAAGATCCAACTGGTATTTGGACAGAAGTGCCAAGCCCATCATCGGCTTGGGCGGAGGCTTGACATATTTTAACCCAGGGTGTTAAGCTGATACTATAACCCAACAGAACAACTGACGGGCCTTCGGGCCTGTTTTTTTATGGAATGACATATTTAGACATAATTAATGAAACCAGAATGTTTCTCGATGAGGTTACTGCTACGGATTTTACAGCGACCCAAGTCGAAGAAGAAATTAAAAACGGTTTTCAGGAAGTCGTAACTTCCGCAATGGAAGTTTACGAAGGTTATTATGTGGAAAAATGGACAACTGATACCGTAGCCGACCAACAGGAATATGCCCTACCTTCGGATTTTTTCAAAACAAGACGGGTTGAAATTAATTACGATGCCGACAGTTCAAACTCGGTTGCAAGTAGAGCCATCCCAATTGATATCGACCAAATCAGATTTAATTTAGATAACACAAACATTGGTCCCCGAATTGGTGCTAATCCCCGTTATTACATATGGGGGAATAACCTTGGTTTTGTTCCAATTCCCGATAAATCTTCAACGGCCGATGCAATCACTTTATGGTATGTAAAACAGGTTGCCAATCCGACATCGTTTACATCGTCTGACAACCCCGACATTCCGTATCACAACCGTTATTGCTATCTAATCACATTAAAAGCAGCAGCCAATTTACTTCGAAAAGGCCAACAGGAATCGGTTGAAGCCGATAAACTTGATGTTAAATTCGAAGCGGGGTTAACTAAAATGAAACAACAGTTAGAATCCAGAATCGCAGAAGAAAGTAAAAGCGTAATCGATGTCAATCCGCAGATGGTTGATTTCGGGGAAGTGTTTTAATGCAGAGGCTCAAATCTTTAAGACAAAATAAATTTAATAAGGGCTACAACGATAAACTTGGGCCCGAAGAATTACCGCCAGGTTTTGCCGCTGATGCCCTGAATTGTTTTGTTGATGAGGAAAAAGTAAGGGAAAGAAACGGATACACCATAATTGGCAATGATGTAGGTAATGATGATATTGAAGGACTCACTAATTTTGAGCAGGATGACGGGACTAAATTTTTACTTATGGTTGCGGGAGGACAAATTTACAAATGGACGGGTTTGGGTAATTGGGCGGTTGCGGGTGGAGCCGATACGGTAACTGCCGATTTGGAATGTAATTTCGAACAGGCAAACGATAATATCTATTTATTTAACGGAACCGATACACCTGTTAAATTTAACGGCACAACCTGTTCAACTGTTGCGGCAATTCCCGTAGGTAGGGTTGCCAGATGGTTCCACAATTATATGTTTGTTGCAGGGGTGGATGGCAATAGAAGCAGGCTTTATTTTTCAAACTTGAATAACCCAGAAACATGGGGAGGGTCTGATTTTATAGACGTAAACGTGAATGACGGTGAACCGATAACCGCACTTTACCCATTTAATGACGAACTTATTATTTTTAAAAGAAGCCGGATTTGGGCACTGACGGGATTTGGTACGGCGGGTTTTGCGGTTACCGATCTACAGGAAAGAGTTACAGCGTTTGGATGTTCTTCAGCAAGAGGGATAGTTAATATCGGAAATGATTTATATTTCATTTCTTATGTAGGACAAACTCCGCATATCAGAAGTTTAACAAGAAGCAGATTCGGGGTAACTATCGCGGGCGGAATAGTTTCCGACCCGATAACAGGGACAATGGATGGGCTTTCAACTGCCCAGCTTAGTAAAACCGCCGCAATCTTTGACGGACGATATGTTTACTTTGCGGTTCCCGATGGATCTTCAACCAACAACGATTTGGTTTTGGTTAAGGATACTATCCAAAAAGAAGATGAGGGCTGGGTAAGATTTACGGGAATCAATGCCGCAGTTTGGGCCCAAAGCTCGGTAGAGGGCGAACCGACAATTTACTTTGGGGAATCAGGTGCAAATTCACAGGTTTATAAAATGGATTCCTCAATGTCCGACAACGGTACGGCAATTCTATTTAGATGGGACTCGCCAAACCACCAAATTGACCCTGAAATTAAAAACAAATGGAAATATCTTTGGACGGTTGGTGAAACGGTAGGAAATGTAAATGTTGAAGTTGACGTTTCACCTGACGGATTTACTTTTGAATCTCAAGGAAACCTTAATTTACAGGGTACGGGGTCAACATTCCCATTTACTTTTCCGTTTCAACTGGGAGCAACATCGATTGTTAACCAAAGGTTTGATTTGGCATTTGAGCCGAAATACAACATGCAGGTAAGATTTACCAAAAACGACACGGACGCAAGGGCAATTATTAGAGAATATTCATTACTCTTTTACCAAAAAGGTTTAAGGGATACTGTTAGTAAAGCATAGGAAGGAGGACTAAATGGCTACAGTCACAAAAACCAGAACCTATAGTACAGGAGATACAGTTACCGCCGATAACTATAATGATGACCGCGATGAGATCATTGCGGGTGTCAATTCTATCACCAACGCTCAAATAGACGCATCTGCGGCAATAGCTGAATCTAAAGTAACTTTTAATACTTCCACAGGACATGACCATGACGGAACTGATTCTAAATTAATTTCTGTTAATCGTGCTTTCCCTTTTTACGCAAGTGGGACATTAGTTACTGGTACAAATATTGGTCCTCGATATGTTGCTCCTCAAGCCTTAACAATTGTTAAATGTTGGTTAATTGTTAGAACTGCTCCAACAGGTGCAGCAATATTGATCGATATTAACAAGAATGGTTCTACAATTTGGTCAACACAGGCAAATCGTGCAACTATTGCTGCTGCTGCAACCTCGAATAGCACTACAACTTTTAACACGACTGCTCTCGCTGCGGGTGACTATCTCGATTTGGATATTGATCAGGTTGGGTCAACTGTAGCTGGCGTTGACCTAACAGTTGTCCTCGAAACAAGCCAGCCATAAAACATGGCAGTCGATTTACAGAGTAATTTAATTGCTTATTGGGCATTAGAAAATTTAACTGATTCTAAAGGTACCATATCAGACTTGACTAATAATGCCAGTGTTACTTTTATTGCTGGCAAAATTCTAAATGCCGCCCATTTTGTTGCTGCTTCAAACCAGTATTTAAGCCATGCTTCAGAGGCTAATTTACAAACAGGTGATATTGCATGGACTTTTAATTTCTGGGTTAAGTTGACGGATAAAGTTGCCAATTCGCCATTTTTATATAAAGGAGATGCTTTAAATAGTACTTTTGAGTGGATATTCTACTATGACCAAGCTAGTGATCGTTTCATAAATAATACGACAGGTACAGCGGTAACAGCTAATAATTTTGGATCACCTACAGTAGGTGTTTGGTATATGATAACTGTTCAGCACGCTTCGGCAGGTGGCGCAATCACTATTCAAGTTAATGCAGGTACGGCAAATTCAACCGCAGGTGTGACAGGCACATCAAATGCAAGTGAATTAAAAATAGGCAATGATGGATTGGGCGCTGACTTGAATGGCGATTTGGATGAAATAGGTTTTTGGAAACGGGCTTTAAACGCTCAAGAAATTAGTGCTTTATATAATGGGGGTCGGGGTTTAGCTTATCCTTTACTAGCAGCAGATTTTCATGGAGCAATGATTTAACATGCCATT